TTTTAAAACAAATGAAGAAAAAATCATTGCCGGAAGTAAAAGAATACATATTAGACCAAATGAGAAAAGGCATATTAACTGATAGTGTATTATTAGAGTTAGGCACTAAAGATGATTTTAAAAATTTATCTCTTAGGAGAATAGAATGATACCAATGGAACTTTTATCAATGTTAGCTAGTACAGTTCTAGGTGGCATTATGTCTATCATGGCACAGAAAGGACAAGCTGAACAAGAAAGACAAAAAATGTTGATGCAACGAGCAGGATTTGCAGCTAAACAAACTGATAAAGCTCGTAATGTTTCTGACCCACATACTAAACATACAAGAAGATGGATAGCATTGATGTGCGTATTTAGTATTATTGTAGTGCCAATCGTTGCTCCGATATTTACTGATGTTAATGTTGCTTATCAGATAGTTACTGAAGCTAGTAGTGGTTGGTGGATATTTGGAGAGACTTACGAAACCTCATACTTTGAAGAAGGTAATACTATTTATATAACTAATCTACAATCACACACAATTTTCTCAATTATAGGGTTATATTTCGGCGGCAGCCTCACAAGAAAATGAAAACTGAATTATGCACACTAAACTATGGGATATCGGTTATTTGTCTCATGTTGATTTTATATATAATTTTTAAGGATAACTAATGGTAGCAAAAAAGTATCAAAGCAAAACAGGTGGTCTTAATGAAGCAGGTAGAAAGTTTTTTAAAAGAACTACAGGTGCTAATTTAAAAAGACCTGTAACAGGTAAAGCACCTAAAGGTTCTAAAGCAGCAGCAAGAAGAAAAAGTTTTTGTGCAAGAATGAGTGGTGTTAAAGGCCCTATGAAAGACAGCAAGGGCAGACCAACTAGAAAAGCATTGGCATTAAGAAAATGGAAATGTCGAACATAAAGAAATGTTGCTATGTAATGATAGCAATAATTATATTATTGGGAATAGAAAATGCAGTTTCTGATGTTACATCTAGTGGTGCAACTGACCTTAATCAAACTAATACAAGTGGAACAAATACAAGTATAAGTGGTGGTTATAGTTCAGAAACAACTTATCAATCAGGTAGTAGTTCTAATACCACAAATACTACTAACAACAGCACAAATACCAAAACCGCTGTTAATCCATCTAATGCACCCGCTATGAGTGTTTATGGCCAAGATAGCTGTGTTATACCATTAGCAGCAGGAATTACTGTAATTGGTTTCTCAGGCACTTATGGTAGTTATTACACAGACCCTGCTTGTGAATTGAGAAAGAAAAGTAAATTACTAAATAAACTTGGTATGAAAGTAGCAGCAATAAGTTTAATGTGTCAAGACGATGCAGTTTTTGATGCTATGATGAATGCAGGTACACCATGCCCTGTTGATGGATTAATTGGTGAACAAGCAAAAGCAAGATGGTTAGAGAAAAGAAAAGAAGATTTATCTAACGAAACTAGCAAAAGGTCTATGACATGGAACGATTAATATTTATATTATTGTTTCCTTTGACTTTATTTGCAGAAGAATTAACAACTAATAATTTAATTATTAATAGCACATTTGATGATGGCACAACAGGGTGGACTTTATCAGGTGATGCAGTACGAATAAATGATTGTTGTCCGGGTGGATATGACCTAGAGTTCGGAGATAGTGGCAGTATTGAGCAATCTTTTAATCTTACATCTGATACTATAACTCAACCCATGCTTAATAATGGCATTACTCTTAACTCTAGTGTTGAAGTACAAAATGGCGAATGTGGTGTAGCACAATGCTGGGGTGGTCAAGGTGGTGCTGATAGCTTTACAATAAGATTACAAATAAGAGATAGCAATAATGAAATATTGGCAACAACTAGTCAAACTAGGACAAATGTTACAGGCATCAATGGTAAAGATTTCCAAGATACTCTCTCGTATACAGGGATTAATAGTAACATTGGAAATATTCTTATTAGTGGGACTGATGCTAATGCTCCTGCTAGTCTTGGTGGTCCTAATGTAGACAACATATCGGTTACTATGACGTATGATGATACAGTTTTAACAGCTACACAGACAGAAGAACTACAAGAAATACAAGAAGTTATATCATTTATTGAAACAGAACCAATAGAGTTTGAAGAAATAGTTATACAAGAATTTATAGAAGAAAATTATGTTTTGGAATTTCCAACAATTATGGTAGAATTATCTGAAGAAGAAAAATTTGTTGAGGAATCATTAGTATTAGAAATTTATGAAGAACCAAAGACCGAGCAGGAAGTCACAACAGAAATCGAAAGTGAAGAAATTGTCCTTGCAGAGGAGCAAGGAGGAACTGAAGAAGTATCTTCGAGAGAAGAAAGAAGTGTTGTTGAAGAACAACCCACATCTGCTAACAGCAATGAAGAAAAGGTTGAAACCGAAACAACAGGAAGCAACCAACCTACCGAAACCACAGAACAAAACACTGTGGCAGAAGATGTTAGAGTGGATACAGTCAAAGATATCACAAATCAAATAGAAAAAACTGTAGCTAATATAGATAAGCAATTAGTTTTAACACAACAAATAATTGCAAAGGTTATGCAGAACGATTCTATGATTGACTCGTACTCATCTACTAATATGAATTTATTTAAAAACCAACCTACTATTAATGGAGGAGTTTATAATGAACAAAGACAATATGTTGATAATAGAGTGCTATATGCTGAGAATCAAGATGTTTATAATGATGTGGTCTTTCGTTATCAAAAACAAATTGATGAAGCTATGGATGAAGTTATAAGAACACAAGAACATTTAAGGAGAATCCGTGGATATTAAATTAATTACTGGAATAATAGGATTAGTAATCACTATTGGTGGGCTGTTTGTTTACCAAGGTCAGTTAATACAAAGAGTAGAGGTTTTAGAAAGCAAGACAGCACCTAATATAAAACCTCTTGAACAAGACATTGCTATTAACAAAGCAGAGATTGCAGTTCTAAAAGCAAAAGTAGACGAAATAAAAGCGAGAAACGACAACCCCTTATCACAATGATTTATGAATCACTACTACTGGCACTTGTTATTGCTGTAGTAATGGTGATTCATCCTGAGTTTTTTTCTTGGTTTTTTACACATATAAAAACTAAGTATCTTAGACCTGAAGTTAGTATCTTCGAGTTATTAATCATCGGAATAATCATATACATATTAGTATTGATATATCCAGGAGAGTGATTATGTGTGCAAGAGCAGTTCCGTTCTCTGATAAAGAAATGGAATACATCTGTGCAATATTTGCTATAGACTCTAAAGCTAGAATCAGCATAAAAGGTAAACTTGAATCAAGAGAAGATTACTTATATGGTGGTATCGAATGGGAAGAAGGGTATATACCTATACCTTATGACCAAGTTTTGGAGAAAATGAATGAGCAAAAAGAAACATAACGATGTGATTAACCACCCTGACCATTATACGAAAGGGATAGAAACAATAGATTACATACGAAGCTGGGGTATGGACTATGTTACTGGGAACATAATAAAGTATGTAACGAGATACCCATATAAAGGTACTGCTGTGCAAGATTTAAAGAAGGCACGATGGTACATAGATTATTTAATCAAGGAACTAGATGAATGACAATACATGATTCAGGTGGTAATTATACCAACCTTGTCCAACAACAACATGATGAAGATAATAATTTATTAAGTTGTCCTAAGTGTGGGTCAACTCACTTAATTAAAAAAGGTAGAGATAGCAAGACACAAGGACAACCACAACGATATCAATGTTCTGAATGTGGACACAAAACAGTACACCCTAAAAAGTGTATGAATTACGAAGTAGACAATCCATTCACAGAAGAAGAAATACCTACTGATGAATTGATACAACAACGGATTGATGTTTTTAATCGTAAAGAGAAACGAGAGAACAACGAAGAATTTTTAAATATAAAAATCAAAGACGACAAACCTATTGGTTTATACATATGTGGCGACCCACATATAGATGACGATGGTTGCGATATGCCAAGTCTTATTAAGCACATGGATATCACTAACAAAACTGATGGGATGTTTGCTTGTAATGTAGGAGACTTGCAGAACAACTGGGCAAGAAGAACAAAACTTGCAGGGTTGTGGGCAGAACAATCAACTACTAGCACACAAGCATTTCAACTTACTGAATGGTTGATTAGATATACTGATTGGTTATTCATTGTTGCAGGTAATCACGATATGTGGTCAGGTGATGGCGACCCTTTGAAATGGATATGCCGACCACTTAAAACTACATATCAACCACACAACATAAGAGTCAAGCTACACTTACCTAGTCATAAAATAAAAGTTAATTGCTCACATAATTTTAGAGGGAACTCTATATACAATACGGCACACGGCATTGTAAGACACGCACTTTTTAATTCAAGAGACCATTTGTTAATGGCAGGACACAGACATATCAGTGGATATATGCCAGTTAAAGATGCAAATGAATCTATCATCATGCACTGTGTACAAGTTGGGTCATATAAAAAGTATGACAACTATGCAAAGATGTTAAATCTTCCTAACAAAATGATGTCGCCATGTGCAGTCGCAATATTTAATACAAGATTACCTGATACACACCCTGACTTTACTAAGATATTTTGGGAAGTAGAAGAAGGTGCAGAATACCTAACTTTTTTACGGAAGAAAAAATGAGAGCAAGACTTACGTTAATACATTGGGAAGATGCAATAACCCCCACTGATGGTTGGACAGATATATCTGAATTGGTTTCAGAACTAGCTGACTGTGTATCTGTAGGTTTTGTTGTAGAAGAAAATGACAAGACTATTACAAT